TCTGTCTCTGTTACACAATAGGTAAAAAGTTTGAAAACCCGAACGAAAGGAAACTGATGGTTTACGAATCGACCAAGACTTGGATTGAAACGCTCGAGCTTACGATTGAGACTCGGGTTCTAGCCGACCTTGCGTTAGGTCTGGCTGCCCGGTATGACGAAAAGGGCGAGACGTCAACGGCTGGCGAACTGCGCAAGACGCTAAACGAACTGCGCGCTATGGTTGGTGCGGTGGAAAAGGTTGACCCTCTAGAACAGTTGCTTACCCGGTAATGCTTTATCCAGCGATCTACACTAAACCGCTGTCCGAGGACTTCGAATCGGATGGCGACCGTTTGCTGCAGGTCGTCGCACTCGCTTACCGCGACATGGACAACGCAGACGGCCTCAAGCTCGACGAGTGGCAATCTTGGCTGTTGAGGGCAATCCTTGAGCGTTACCCTGCCGACCATCCAGACCCTAACAAGGCAGGTCGGTTGCGTTATCGCCAGGTTGTCGTTTCAATCCCTCGCCAATCGGGCAAGTCTCTCCTGGGCGCTATGCTCGGGCTCTGGGGTGTGGCTATGCGTAAAGGGCAGACTCTCTCGCTGGCTTCGAGCGCGGAACAGGCACGAATTATTTACGACCGCGTATTGCACACCATTACAGGCAACGAGACGCTAAAAAAGCGGTTTAAGAAAACGACCGAGCGCCGAGGTATTGTCTCTGCCGATGGTTTGAGCCGTTACGACATCCGCCCGGCTAAGGAAGCCGCGCTTCAGGGTTTACCGCTGGACACCGTTCTCGCCGACGAGTTGCACTTGTGGAAGCGAGGCATGTGGACCGCGGTTGTTATGGGAACCTCGCAAAAGGAAGACGGAATCATCATCGGTATCACTACCGCTGGCGACGACTCATCCGAGACACTAATTGACCTTTACAAGCAAGGAGAACGCGCTGCTAACGGCGACCCTGAGCTCGAGCGGTTTGGGTTCTTTTGCTGGCAAGCGCCCGAGGGCGCCGCTGTCCTTGACCCGGAGAGTGTCTTGGCAAGCAATCCAGCGGTTGAGTGTGGCCGTATTCCACTAGATCGCGTGATGAGCGACTTGGCGACTATTCCCGAGCATGAGGCGCGCCGGTATCGTCTCAACCAATTCATTAGCGGTGTTTCGGAGTCTTGGCTACCGTCGGCGCTGTTCCACAAGAACGTCGGTGTCGGTATTGACGACATGCAGGGCGCGGTTATCAGTTTGTCGATTACTACCAAATGGGAATTCGCGACAATCGCAGCTGCAAAGAAAGACGGCGACATCGTGCAAACCGAGTTGGTGGCCTCGCTCGTAAGACCGTCGGAAAACGAGTTATACGCGTATCTAACGGACTTTTACCGCCAGCACCGACCAAAGGCTATCGTCATGGGTTCTAGGACCGCACCGAAGCTTGCACACCGACTCAAAGACGCAGGGTTCACCGTCTGGCAGTTGAGCCTGGGCGAGTATGCGTCGGCTTGTGCACAGATCTATAGCGCGTTTGAGACCGGCACAATCAAGCACAGCAACGAGCCTCTACTGATTGCGCAACATTCTCGAGGTGTGGCTAAACATCGTGGCGATACCTGGGCGATTAGCCGGGCGGACTCTTACGGCGACATCGACGCACTCGAGGCAACTATCTATGCCTACTTTGTGGCAAGCACAAAAGAAAATTCTGCAATCGGCGTGTTCTAATTTGCGTATTTTGTAAAGAGGGGCTTTACTTAGTATGTGGCTAGTATCTGGAAACGCATTTTTACTACTCGCGAGAACCGGGCGGTTACTCCGACCATTCCTCCGCGCTCGACTTCTATTGCCACGCCTGAAAACGCGCTCACTCTAACTGCCGTCTGGCGTAGCGTTCAGATACTAGCCACTTCAGTTTCGAACCTTGGTATCAAGACTAAGAAGTTTGCCACCGGTATTGAGCTTGTAATCGACACACCGCTACTAATCAACAAGCCGTCTTTGTCGATGAACCGCCAGCAATTTCTTTACGCTACCGTCTCCGACCTGGCACTTCACGGCAACGCGTTTTGGATCAAGTCGCTAAACGGCGCTGGGCTGGTTGTCGAGGTTACTCTTATCCCAGCCGGCCAAGTAACCGTCGGTCTCACTAACCCTGACGACATCACCTCGCCTAAGAACTACACCTACGGCGACACCGTTTACTCTGCCGACCGCGTAGAGCACCTAATGTTGTTCCCTCGCGCTGGATGGCTAAAAGCGCCAAGCCCTATCTACACTTGCTCGCAGGACATCATCGCCGCCCTTGACCTACGCGACTACCAAAGCAATTGGTTTAGCGCCTCGGGTGTGCCTACCGGTGTTCTACGCCGCGAGGGTGAAGTAAACGCTATCGACGCTAACGAAATGCGTTCACGCTGGGCAGAAATGCAAGCCACTCGCCAGGTAGCCGTTCTTGGCAACGGTTGGGATTACAAGACCATCGCCGAGTCGCCAGCAGACCTCATGTTCACTGAGATCTCCAAGCAGAGCGTTCAGAACATCGCACGTCTGTTTGGTATCCCTGCGCGCAAGCTTGTTACCGGTGTTGACGGCACCTCGGACACTTACACGAACCTCACCGACGAGGAACACGCGTTCTACCGCGAGACCCTTATGGCTTACACGCGACCAATCGCAGACGCACTATCAAACTGCCTACCTCGAGGCCAGCGAGTCGAATTCCTTTGGGAGGACTTGTTCCAAGCAGACAAGGCAAGCCGTATCAACATGTGGAAGACCGCGATTGACGCAGGAATTGTTACTGCCGAATTCGCAGCCGACAAAGAGGGCTTTACCTCCTAACCGTTAGGACAATTATGGAATTAGAAACACGCGACATCGAGTTGCGTCTGGAAGACGCAGAGGAGCGCACTATCCGCGGTCTTGCTGTGCCTTATGACCAAGACGCAAACATTGGTGGAGCCTACCTGGAGCGTTTCGTGCCGGGCGCAATCGACTCGGTTGAAGACGTCAAACTCTTTTACGGCCACGAGACACCAATCGGTGTTGTTACCTCTGGTCGCGACACCGAGGAGGGTTTCGAGATCACTGCAAAGGTTTCGGAGACGAGCCTGGGCAACGACGTTCTTACCCTCATGCGCGATGGCGCACTAAACAAGTTTTCGGTTGGATTCGTTCCTGTTGAACAGACAAGAGACGGCCAAACGATTACACGCACCAAGGTTTCCCTAAAGGAAGTCTCGGTCGTGCCGTTCCCAGCATTTGCAGGGGCGAACATCACCGAAGTCCGAGAAGAAGCTGCAGAGCCAATCGAAGACATCCAAACCCCATCTATCACGAAGGAGTCCGAGTTGGAAAACAACATCGAACTAGACGTGCGCTCGGTGCAGGATGAAGTTGCAGAACTTCGCCGCGTAGTCGAGTCCACCGTTACCCCAGCCGTTCAGGCTGCTCCTGGTTACATGGCTTACCGTTCGTTCGGTGAGTTTGTCCAGGGTTACGCTAAGGGTGAAGAAGCTGCTATCGAGTTGGCTCGCGCTGCCTCGACCTCGGCCGACACCTTTGCACAGCCAGGCTACCTTGGCTACATCAACAAGCTCATCGAGTCGAACCGCCCATCGTGGAACGTCTGGAGCAAGGCTGCACTTCCTGCAACCGGTATGACCGTTGAGTATGCAGCGATTACCGCAAACACCCTAGCCGTTGGCGAGCAGGACCCAGAGAACGAGGCACTATCGTTCGGTAACCTGACCATCGACAACGCTTCGGCTGCTGTAAAGACCTACGGCGGTTACACCACCGTATCCAAGCAAGCCATCTTGCGCGGTTCGGTTGACTACGCCGGTATCGTCTTCGACGCTCTTGCTGTTGCTTACGCAAACGCCACCAACACCGCTGCCAAGGCTGCAATCGCTGCTCTTGACTTCACCGGTAAGGTAATGGACCTAGACGGAGGCACCGCTGCTTCCGTTATCGAGGGTCTAATCGACGGTGTGAAATACATCAAGCAGAACTCGGGCCTAAACGCAGAATTCATCCTCTGCTCGGCTGACGCTTACAAGTATTTCATGAAGATTGCTGACTCAAGCGGTCGCCCAATCGTCAACGTCAACAACGACGGTTCGAACACCTTTGCAACCGCTAACAACGACCTCACCGGCACCATCTGGGGCATCCCGGTTGTTGTTGACCCAAGCCTAGGCACCGGTCTTGCTTACCTAGCAAACAGCCGCGCGCTTCAGGTCGTCGAGGCTAACGGCTCGGGCACTCGCCTATCGGCACAGGATGTTTCGACCCTGACCGACACCCTCTCGCTCTACGGTTTTGCTGCCATTACCGTTCCGTTCGAGTCGGCTATTGTCAAGCTAGACATCACCGCTTAGTAGGTTCTCATGTCGGTTACGGTGGAAGAATTCAGAGCATACGTTGGCACGAACGAAGACTCTTCGTTTGTTGACGACTGCTTGCAGACCGGGCACCACCTGGTCGAGCGTTACGTTGGAGACACAAAGATCCCGAGCCATGTTCGCGACTCTGCTGTTCTAATGTGCGCTTCTGAAGTCTTCCACCGTCGCCAGGCACCGGGCGGTATCACACAATTTGCAGATATGAGCGGCTCCGCTGTTCGCGTCGGCAAAGACCCGATGAACGCCGCCTACGAGCTTCTACGCCCTTATGTTGGTTTCGCGGTATAGCAAATGTCGAATGAGATCACTACGAGCAAGGCCGAGTTTGCGCTCGTCTTGCAGGAAGCCGGGCTAAACGTATTCCCATACGTTCCAAACCGGATTATCCCTCCTTGCGTAGTTATCCGTTCGGGTTCGCCATACCTTGAACCAAGCACTCTGGGCAACGAATACAACCTTGGTTTAGATCTTGTAATTCTGGCCACTACGGCTGTGAACGAGGTTGCTACCGAGGCGCTCGACGAAGCACTACAAACCCTACTGAATGCACTACCTAATTACGCAGTATTAGGTTCGGTGTCTCAACCGCAAATCTTCAACGAGAACGGTGCCGACTACCTCGGCGCAACCGTCTCTGTAACCCTAGAGATTACTCTCTAAGAAAGGCTTTTGAAATGGCTGCTTCAGCTCGTATCAAGGCAACAAACATCGTTTTCAAGATTGGAACGACCGACTACGCTTGCGACGCAAACATGGTCGAACTAACCCTAGCCGACGCTCCTGGCGACGTGCAGACCTTTTGCGAGGTTCGCGTTGGTGGCGAGTGGTCGCTACAGCTCGACGGTGTAACCTCTGGCGAAGACACTTCGCTATACCAGGTTCTTTGGGCTAACTTCGGCACCGAGGTTGCATTCACCATCGCACCGCAGGGCAACGCAACTGCTTCGGCAGACGCACCGCACTACACCGGAACCGTTGTCTTCAACGAACTTCCACCTCTATCGCTAACCAGCAACGAGGTTTCGAAGTTTAGCGTTACCCTACGCGTGAAGAACGACGTTCACACTCCATCGGCAACTCCACCGGTTTACTACGGAGTTACCAAGAAGACCAGCTAGCCATGGCGCAGCAGGGCGGTTTCATCGCCGTTGATGGCATTAGAGAAGTCAACAGATCTCTCAAAGCCCTAGGCGAAGATACCTCGGCAGTGAAGAAAGCCAACGTTGACGCGGCTAACACACTGATTCGAGCCGCCCTGCCGCTCGTGCCTACTAGAAGCGGTCGCCTAAAATCGACCATTCGACCTGTGAACGCTCTGAACTACGCAGCAGCTCGAGCAGGTATCACAGCGGTTCCATACGCTGGCCCTATCCATTGGGGTTGGGCTCGCGTTGGTGCCAGGCACAAAGGCAAACTGACTCCGGGCGGTCCAAGAAGTTTCCGCAACATCAAACCGCAACCGTTCTTCTCCAAGGCCCTCGGTTATACTTACCAAGAGATCATGGATAATTACGAGCGCAACATGAACGCAATTATCACCAAACACAAATTGAGATGAGACAAAGAATGACGAAAATGATTCCCCTGGATGAATTCACCCTCGACGAGCTTGAAATGCTCGAGCAGTTGAGCGGCATGACCTTTACCGAGATTGCCGAGAACTCATCAAGACCAAAAATCATCAAGGCTCTTTTGTGGATTAGCGCCAAGCGCCTAGACCCAAACGCCAAGATGGAAGACATCGGCAAACTATCACTCGCAGAGGCCAGTGAGATTATGACCGGTGCAGACGACCCAAAAGCGACAGAGTAAGAGACGAGGCGGCTAAACGGATGGCTCAATTCTGTTTAGCAACCAAAATGGCACCGAGCGAGTATCGCAAACTAACGCTTCGAGAGATGAACATGTTTGTCCAGGTTCTCGCAGACCGTGGCCCAGACCTAGGAGATGTATTCGATGGCAACTAACGTAACCGTTCGTTTCGCTGGCGATACTACTCGCCTGAAGAAAGCCACTAAAGAGTCGCAGACTATTCTGGGCAAGTTTCAGAAGACCGCTCAGGGCGCTCTGTCGGGCGCTGGGCTGGCTGGTATGGCTGGAATGGCTAAGGGTGGCGCTTACGCTGCCGCGGCCGCTGCAATCGTCTCACAGGTCTCCGAGGCCACTAAAGCGTATTACGAAGACGCCAAAGCCCAAGCGGTTTTGAACGCTCAAATCGTGAACGTTACTGACGCTAGTGCCGGGCAACTAAAAGCAATCGATGACCAGATCCAAAGCCTCTCACTTATGGCCGCGGTATCCGACGACGCCCTCCGCCCCGCGATGGCTCTTTTAACCCAACAAACAGGCGACACCGAGGAAGCAATGCGCTTGCTCACCCTGGCAACAAACATTAGCGCGGGCACCGGTAAGGACCTGCAAAGCGTTTCGATGGCTTTGGGTAAAGCGTTCAACGGCAACACTACTTCGCTAAAGAAATTGGGCGTGAACATTCAGGACACCTCCAGGTGGACCGAAGAGCTCGAGAACCGTTACTCTGGCCTAGCCAAGACGGCTGCCGAAAATGACCCTCTAGGTCGCATGGCAATCCAGATGGAGCAGGTTCAGGAACAGGTCGGAGCCGCCTTTGCGCCGATGGTCGAACAGTTTGCAAGTTTCCTATCGTCGGACTCTGGCAAACAGATTCTGGACATGCTCGTAAAGTTTACGCAGATCTCGTTCAAGCCTCTCGAGATGCTCATGCCTATCCTTAGCGCCGTCTTCACGTTGCTAACACCGCTTATGAAAGTCATTGAAATTGTCTTTGCCCTAATCGAGAAGGGCGTTCAGTATGTCGCGGACTTCTTCAAGGGCTGGGGCAAGATTGATTGGCTAAAGAACGCCCTGACCGGGCTCATGGTGCCAATAAATATCATGATGAACGGTCTCGACACAATCCTCAAGCTTCTCGGCCAGGCAGACGACGCTGTAAAAGAATACGGACCATCGACCGCGGATGTTGTTGCAGACGCTATGGAGCGCAAAAACAAGGACATCGCAGACAAGGCTGCAAAGGCTCGTAAGGCTCGTTTGGCTAAGGCTTCGGACTTGGCAGCGCAAGCCGCTAAAGAGACCGCAGCGCGCCTCAAAGACGCCGCTAGTAGCCTCATGGAGTCGGGTAAGAACTTCAAGGACTCTTTGGACTTTGCTTTTGGTATGAACGACGACAAGACGTTTAGCGTTGCGAAGTTTATGGAGCAGACCAAGAAGATTGTTAAGGCCGCTAAGGAGTTGCCAGCGAAACTCAAGGCACTCCGCAAGCAGGGCGCAAGCGATGAAGTGATCTCTAACATTCTCGCGCAGGGTCCAGAAGCCGCTAACGCTATCGCAACCGGGTTCTTGAAAGAGGGCGGAGTAAAACAATACGCAGCTGCACTCCAGAGCCTAGACACTTCGGGTCGCCAGGCGGCAGGTGTCGCCATGGGTAACAAGTCTTACTCAATCAACATCAACAAGGCGAACATGACCGCCGAGGAAATCATCAAGGTTATCCAGGCTTACGAGAAGAAGACCGGAACTAAGGTGGTGTTTGGTGGCTAATGAGTTTTCGATTGCAACCGACATCAAAGTTGAAATGTTGTTGCCGGTCGCTGGCAAAGGTATTTGGAACTTTAGCAAGTGGGGCGGTTCTGGTGTTGATGATTGGGTTTCATCTGCTGGTTCTGGTTTTGCGTGGACCGATGTTGTTGCAACGATTAGTCAAGCTACTATTACGCAGGGCTCGACTATAGATCAGGGCTACTATGCCCCAGCGCAACCGAACACGCTTGAGCTGCAAATGCAATCGGCGACTTATGACCCCTCGAATAACAATTACATTCGCCCGGGCTTGCAGATAAAGGTTTCTTATCGACCTAACCCGGACACCGCGCCAAGCACCTACGTTGTTTTGTTTCAAGGCTACGTTGACGACTTCGGTATCACTTATGACGCCCTAGGCAACAACATCATCGACATCACCGCGTCGTCGAGCTTGAAGCGCATGTTGAACAAGAACCTAACGTCTTGGGTTAGCCCTGCTTCGCCGACTAACTCGCCTAACGACTTTTTCAACGAGTGGGTTTTGGATGTTGGCGCAGACCCGGCGAGCGCTTGGTCGTCTTCATACCAAGTTGTCGGTTCGATGGAGCCCGAGACTATTCCTAACGTTACCGGTGGCGAGGTTTTGGATTGGCTTATGCAAGCCGAGGCCGCCATCGTCTGGCAGGTGCCAAGCAACGACCGAATCATGGGTTACTCGGCTAAATACTTCCGCAACCTGCTACTAACTACACCAACAAACCAACTCGGCGGCACACACGCAATCTCGAGCACTCACTTCTGCATAGCCGACCTCGAACTTGCTTACAACACCGACGAAGCGTTCAACACGTTTATTTGCACTTGTGATTCGAACGCTGCGCGCACCGGGTCGAAAAAGAACCAAGACCTCGTAGATCTCTACGGCGAGTTGCGCCTGGACAAGACTCTCAAGATTGCCCAGAGCACCGCGACCGTTGATAACGTGCAAATGTGGCTGGACTTCATGGCAGCGCGTAACCCAGGGCGTCGCGTGAACTCGGTGCAGACTCCAGCAATCCGCAGAGACGGCACCCTTGCCAACCTGCCAGCATTACAGCCAGCGCTCGCGGTTCGCACGATTGCGGCTCGAGGCGCTTACACCGTTGACGAAAACAGCATTATCACCAAGGCGACACACACAATCGACCCGGATAATTGGTTCGTTACACTAGACCTATGGAAAGGCCTCTAAATGACCGCTAAGAACGTATTTGTCGCTGGCACAGACATTGTTGCCTCGGCGATGAACGAGAACTTTGCCACGCTGCCTTATGCGATGGAGATCAAGACGCAGAACATCACAGGCACAGGCACTATAAACCTGACGCTAAACCGTTTTGGTGTTGCGCCTCGCGTATTCGCTGGCGTTGTCTCAACCGCTAACACTTTGACTTCGGTGACCCTTGGTAACCCTACGGTTTCCGCTGGCGTTTACTCTGTGCCTATCTACTGCTGGACAGGCACGACCGCCTCGACAGTTGCCCGCGCTGTAACAATCTTTGCTGTTCAACAAACGTCAGGAGCTTCAGATGGCTAAAACCGTTATTTTCAAATGCACGACCGAGGATTGTGCGAACTTCGACATCGAGGGAACAATCGAAGTCGAGGATGACTTCTCCACCGACGTATGGTGCGTCTGTGGCAACAACATTGGAAAGGCCGCATAATGGGCAACGTAATTCAGGGAGCATTCCCTGCACCTAAAGACTCCAAGGCACCGGCACCTGTAAAGGCTCCGAAGTCTGCTCCAGCACCTATCGCCGAGCCATCCGAGGATGAGTGACCAAAACCTCGAGAAACTACTCACCGGCATACTAAGCCGTTTGAGCGTTATCGAGCAGAGACTTACATCAATCGAGGACCACGAAAACAGGCTCCGCGATCTAGAAAAGAACCGCTACCAAAGCGCCTGGGTGATTAGCCTTGTGGGCGCTGTTGTTACCGCTGGCCTTGTTGCCGCGCTTATGAAAGGACTTGCATGACTCATTGGGAGGCTATTGCCGAAGCTCGTTCGCACGTCGGATACGTCGAGGGCGCAGGTAAAGACAACATTTTTGGTGCCTGGTATGGCGCTAACGGTTCGCCTTGGTGCGCTGCCTTTGTTTCGTATGTGTTGAACAAAGCCGGGCATGGGCACACCATCGCTGGAGCGCAGACCGCCAAGGGCTTCAACTCCTGCGGTAAGGGTATTGCGCACTTCAAGAAACTCAAGGCTTGGCACCCGGTCGCCGAGGCTAAGGTCGGAGACCTAGCGTTCTTTGATTGGAACCACGACGGCGAACAAGACCACGTTGGAATCGTCTCCAAGGTTGACCTGGAGAGCAAGATGATTAAGGTGATTGAGGGCAACACCTCGGACAAGTCGCATTCGAACGGTGGCGTCGTCAAAGAGCAGTGGCGCAACTTCAGCGTCATTATGGGTGTCGGTCGCCCTGACTACAACAAGCCAGCGCCAGCACCTAAAAAGGCTCCAGCAAAGAAGCCGGTAAAAAAGTGAAGCAGAAACTTCTTGTAATTCTCAAACTGATTGGTTGGTTTGTATGGTTCGCGGTCGGTCTGTTCTTTATCGTTGCAGCTGCCGGCCTTGGGGCTGGAGCACTCGTGCCGGGTTCGTCGGCGTTCATCGGTATCGCAACCATGTTCTTTGGTGCCATGCTCCTCGTATTCAGCGAAATTGGTAAAACCATGATTGGCAAGATGAAAATTGTCCTTGAGGATCTACAGCGCGCGTTCAAAAAGGCTGCCGATTCGATAGAGGACCAGGCAAAGGACTAGACTAAGCATTAGGGAGGGGTTTTTCCTCATTCTCCCCCTCGCACAAACCCTCGGCATTTGCTCATAGTGTCGAGGGTTTTGTGTATTATGTATCTTGAGCAAACAGTTCAGGTAGCACAGACAGCCCCGCTCGCTTTTCGAACAAGGGTGCCTAACACAGAGACCCCCGACACACCTCCCCTAAACTGTCGGGGGTTTCGCCTATTCTGGATCTATGAATGAGATTGAGGCGCGCGTCGAGTCTTTAGGCTCCGCGATGTTGATTGGAACCTACGAGAGCGGTTCGCCCGAGTGGCATGCAGCTCGAGCCGGTATCGGTGGCAGCGACATCGGCACCATCCTCGGAGTCAATCGTTGGCAAAGCCGTCAAACACTCCTAGAAAGCCGTCTAAGCCCTCCAGAGGCTCCAGAACCGCCAAGCCTACCAATGAGACTAGGAACAGCGTTTGAGCCCGCTATCAGGCGTCTATGGCTTGAGGACAACAAACAGTTTCTAACCGTCGTTGAGACGGGCACCTGGCAATCGCAAAGCAATCCGTTCTGGAAAGCAAACCCAGACGGTCTAATCCGCTGGAACGACGGCGAAATTGGCATTCTCGAGATAAAGTTTTCACAAGCAACAGATCTCCAAGAAACTTGGCTCTACCAGGTGAATTGGTATCTAATGCTGTTAGGTTTGCGTCGAGCCGTATTGGTTCAATGCAAAGGCAACAAATTCGTCGAGTATTCAATCGAGGCGAACATCAACCTACAAGCAGAGATGAGAGCAGCTGCGAAGTTGTTCGAGGAGGAAATAAAAAATGGGATTCAATCTAGCGGATTATGAGCCGGTCGAGAAGCGTATTAGCGACTTCTGGGCTAAATACCCGAACGGCCGTATTTTGACTTCGATCGTGCAGCTTGACGACAAAATAATCATTATGCGCGCGGACATCTTTACGGACCGCGAGGACATGCGCCCGGTAACTGCCGACTTCGCACAAGAGAAAATCGGTGGCTCTGGCATGACCGCTAACTCATGGCTAGAGATCTGCGCCACCAGCGCCATCGGTCGCGCACTAGCAGACCTAGACTTCGCCAAAAAAGGCAAGCGCCCTAGCCGGGAGGAAATGACCAAAGCCAAGGGCCACGAGTCCAAGTCGGAATGGGATAAGCCTACCGATTGGGTCGCCCTGGCAAGCACCACCACCGAGCTCGAGGACTTGCGGAAACTTTACTCACAAGCAAAAGCAGCAAAAGCCGACGACATGGCCTTAGAATTCATCTTGCAGAGGTCAGAGGACCTCAAGAAGTAGAACGAGGACTCTATGGGCTTCCACGCCGTTAGCGCCGTCTTGGCGCACTCTAAGGCACAATCCACCACCAAACTCGTCTTGGTCGCTTTGGCGCACTATTACGACGACGACGGCAAATATGGTGCGTGGCCGTCGCAATCTCTCCTGGCACGTCTAGCAAACTGTTCAGAGCGAACAGCGCGACGAGCTCTAAAGGAACTAGCCGACATGGGGGAAATCGACATCCTCCTCCACCAGGGCGTCGGACATGATCCACAGCGCCGCACTAATCGTTACCGGATACTCGTCGATTGCCCTGCAGAGTGCGATAAAACGAGCCAACATAGGGTAACGACATTAGCGGCCATCCATGACCGCCTGACCGGACAAATTGGGTCGCCTGACCGGACAAATTGGGTCGTCTCACAGGACACAGATGTCCGCTTAACAATTAAGAACAATCAGTTAACAAGAAACTTAAATATTTAAGATTCTGGAAAGAGAAAAAAATGAGCACCTACAACACCAAGGTTTCGGGAATTTACACACCGACCAAGAACCCTACTGTCGGCAAGATCTCCATCATCTTTGACCGAACCAAGAAAGACGGAAGCACCTACCAGGTGAAAAGACGAGTCTTGGCGTTTTTTGAGTCAATGCCTGATTGCAACGACGGAGACATAATCATCGTTGAGGGGCAGCTTGACGCAATCGCGGAACGCGACGTGAACGGTTCAATCAAATACTTCGAACGCAAGTCCGGGGAAACCGACGTCTCAATCGGCTACATCCTCTACGGCGCTGTCCTGCGAGACGTGAAGCCTGGAGCTCCTAAGCCAGCAGAAAAGGTTATCGACCTTGACGACGCAGCCAAATACAACACCGCTCCTTTCTAAAGTGCACCTCTACACCATCGACGGCGAAGCAATCCCTCAAGGAAGCAAAACCGTTGCACAAGGTGGAGGCAAGGTCTGGTTGCGCGACTCAAACCCGAAACTAAAAGCGTGGCGCGAGTCCGTAACCGACCAAGTCAAACACTTTATGACGGCCAACCAATTTGAACCGTTTGAAAAGGGAGACGCTATCCGCGCGGTTATCTTGTTCAAGCTGCCGAAACCTAAAACGGTTGCTCGAGAACTACCGACGGTAAAACCTGATCTAGACAAACTGATTCGTTCAATCTTTGACTCTTTGACCGCCGCTGGCGTCTGGGTTGACGATAGCCAGGTTGTCCAGATTCAGGCTGGGAAAATTTATTGCAAAGAAGGCGACACGCCTAACGTGATTATTAACTTGCACAAATCTCCGAAAAGTATGCCTATACTAGAGAAGTGACCAAATCGGTTACTAAAAAGAGTGAGGACTCAAGAAATGCCAGAAGTAAAAGTCGGTTACACGACACTCAAAAACAAGCTCCACCTATCAGCCATCGACAGCAACACCCCTAACTGCGGACAAGGCCGCATGACCGTCGAGGGTTTCGTTTGGAGCGAGGAACACCCGACCAGCACACTCGTCGCGATCAGCCAGGTTTACCAATACACCTTGAATGCAGAGCACAATTACTGCAAGCGCTGCTTCCCTTGGCACACCGAGGAGCTGGCATAATGCGTATCCTCTGGACATTACTAGCCCTCGGATGGTTTGGCTACCTAACACATCTAGCCCTAAACACCATCTACGCACAAAACCCGCACCTGGCAGGACCAGCAATCCTAGTAACCACAATCGTATTCGTTGGTTACCTGGCACGAAACGGAGCCAAATAATGCCGGATTGGGTTGACTTCGAGATCGGCGAGAAAATCGCCTTGGCCATCACCGCAGCTATGCGCGACGAGATGGGGCACTTCCGCGCCGTAATGGCAGAACTCCGCGAACTAGGCTGGGATGACTTCAAGATTGGCGAAGCATTCATGGAAGTCGGTCGAATTGTATTCGCCGAGGAGGAATCTAAAGCGATTGGGGAAATGGAATGAAACCACCGGCACTAGCTAACGAGCGCGATCTAATCATCGACCTCATCAAGACGCGAATCTGCTTCGACATGTTAGGCAGCCACAACTGCGACCACCCGGCATGCTGGGCACTCATCGACATCATCATCGACATCACCGCTGGAGCACACAAAACGAAATGAAAGACGCATACAAGCTCCTCCTAATGGCAATCGGCTACCTAGTCGCCATTACCGCAATCGCAATCAGTTTCTTTATCTGGAAGTAAAAAAATGGGAATCCTAGACAACATCGAACCAAACACCTACAACAAGCCCTGCAAGTTCGGGCGCTTGTTCAACGACCTCGACCCAGACGACCAGCGCATACTCGCCGACGCCCTCGAGGACAAAACCAAATGGACTAACCGCCAACTCACCCTGGCACTCAACGAACGCGGCCTCGCCTTTACCGTGGAAACGCTGCGCTCACACCGACTAAACCTCTGCGGATGTAGGAGACTAGGCTAATGCTAGACGACCTAACACCACCCGAAGAAGAACCAGCAGACGTCAAACTCCTACGAGCTGCACTCCGACGACTACAAAGCCAACTCCTCCAGGCAAAAGACCGAACCGAACACCTAACCGAAATCACCCAACAAGCAGCGTTCGACGCCATGGTTGCGCTAGGTGGAGTCAAGCCGGTAACACCACCAACCAAAGACAAACGCAAAGGCTCACCCGAAGTAGCCCTCTGGGTTATGGGCGATTGGCAAGGAGGCAAACGAACACCGTCTTACGACTCCGAAGTAATGCGCCACCGCGTCTTGCAATTCGTGGACAAAGCAATCTCAATCACCGAAATCCAAAGATCGCACCACCCGGTCAAAGATTGCACCATCGCATTCACAGGCGACATGGTCGAGGGCTTGTTCAACTTCCCTAGCCAACCTCACGAACTCGACTCAACAATCTTCGAACAATACGTGAACGTAGCCCGGCTATGCGTCGATGTAGTGCGCAAAGCCCTAGCAACATACGAAACAGTAACCGTTGTAGCCGAATGGGGTAACCATGGCCGTATCGGTTCAAAGCGTGACGGTGTGCCGCGCCACGACAACATCGACCGCATGGTATTCGAGCTCGCACGTCAAATGCTCAAAGACGAAAAGCGCCTCACCTGGAACGACTCACCCGAGGACATCCAACGAATCGAGATAGGCAACTACCGCGCCCTAGTGATCCATGGAGACGAGGTTGGTCGCAACGGTTTCGCCTCACCAGGTGCAATCGTTACGCACGTCGCTAAATGGCAGAGCGGGTCTTACCCTTGGCAATTCCGCGACTGTTACATCGGCCACTACCACACACACGCAGAATGGGCACTACCAAACGGCCTAGGGTCTGTGTATCAAACAGGCTCAACAGAATCAGAGAACCGATACGCCGGTATCCTGCTAGCCTCGAGCGCAATCCCTAGCCAACGCCTACACTTCATCGACCCCGACAAAGGCAGGGTTACAGCTGCATATAAGGTTTGGTTGGACTAATGGCAGATTGGCACTCATCTAAAGAATGGCGTGAGGCTCGAGCCAAAGCACGCACCATACTCGAGCCCATCTGTGTGGTATGCCATAAGGATTTAATTGGCTCCGATTTCACCATCGACCACATCAATCCCCCTCGAGGTGGACAACCAGACCACTCAATCGAGAACCTGCAAGCGATGTGTCGCGAGTGCAACGGCCGTAAACAAGACCGAACCCTAGTCCGAGTGCAATGGCTCAACCCTAAATGGCATACAAGATAACAAATCGGTTTTTTCTGACGTGCGTGGGTCAT